TTCACAATATGCAGACCATCCGCTTGCATCATGAGGGTCGGGGCGATTGCGATATGTTTGTGTCCACCACAAATAAAGTTCTTTAATTTCTTTTGCAGAAGTTGCTTGACTTGAGAGTTCTTCCTTGCCATCGGCATTTTCATAGGTAAGAGTTGCCGCCCAATCAAGATGATCTAAACCCGCTTGAGAGCTACGCCATGTTCTCCAACGGAACCAACCTTTGGCATAGAATGGAGGATTATATTTTTTATAAGCTTCATCATCCCATGCAATATGTAACCATGCTGTTTCTACTTCAACAAAGTCTACAAGTTCATTAAAGAGACAAGGTAAAATGCGATAACCTACATCTTGCCATTGTCCGCGTTTAATGTCACGTGGATGAGCGGTAAGAGCATGGGTACGAGTGACCCAACGATTGTTGATATAATATTTAACATCGTATAAAGTATCTATTGGCAAACGAACAAATGTTTGGATTTTATCCAAGCCTTCTTCTACAATCCAGTAACGAATTGGATGTGATTCCTTTGCTTCTTTTTCCCATTTATGCCAGCCGGAGCTAGTTGCGGATGTGGGTTTAGTTGTACCTCGAATCCAATTCGCAAATTTTGTGTTTGACCAATATTCTCTCATTTTAAACCTTAATAGACGAGAAGTCTCGTTTACCTCTACTGATAATATCATTCATATTATAAGTGCTTTTTGCTTGTGTGTCAACTCTATCAATGTCCAAATTAGCATCTGTCAGACCCTTTTGAGCAGATTGTTCTAAATCATATAGTTTCATTTTTGCTCTATCCACACCAATCATAAATCGTTTATTTGCGGTTGGATCATTATATCGATTCTTTAACTGTTTAACCATAAGCTGATTCAATTGCTCAAGTTCTTCAGTTGAAATCAAAGCAAACATAAAGTCAACTGTTGCAGGCAATCCAAAAGATTCAGAAGTATCTGTTAGTTCAACATCTGTATTTCCATAACCACTTCTAGTTGTCTGTGTTGCTGATAGAATAGGAACATTCTCTTCAACCGCCAATCCACGAAGTTCTTCAGCAATAGACTTAATTAAAGTATAAGAATTAATATTTGAACCTGCTTTGAATCGTGAGCTAGCACAAATATTCAAATAGTCAATAATAATCATAGCTGGCTTGAATTGCTTCTTCAACTGCAATTCATTTAACAATGCTTTAAAGTGACCGACATGTGCGCCTGCGGTAGGATATTCTTTAATGATTAGATTGCCTTCAGTCTTGTTACGAATCTTTTCAATACGAGATTCAAACGTTGCCTTAGGTAAGTCTTTCAACTGATCCATTGTAATGTTCATTAAGTTTGCATCAATACGCTCTGCAATTCTTTCTTCAGCCATCTCAAGCGTAATATACAAAACATTCTTGCCTTGTGCCAAAGTCGATGCTGCCACGTGACACATAAACAAAGACTTACCAACACCAGTACCTGCAAGAACAACATTCAATGTCTTATTAGGCAATCCGCCATTTGTAATTTTATTAAAATACTCAAGATCAAACGGTGTGCGAGATTCTACACGATGATAAAATTCATATCTAGATTCTGCGCTTTGAAGATAATCATGCCCAACATTGTTGTCGAAGCACACTCCTAGCGCGTCTTGTAATAATGCAGGAATACCATCTTCGGACTTTGCTTTGTCTCTACCATCAATGATAGCAATGGATGAGAGTATCGCATTATAAATTGCTTTGTCTTTACAGAACTTTTCAGTTTCTTTATATAACCAATCCCTATTATGTTCCGTAGGGTCAAGTACGTTTACTATGTCTACGATCTCTTTATATTGATCTTCTGTTAAAGACTTATCATTTTGAACAGCAATAACCAAAGCATCTTTGTTCGGTACTGCATTATACTGGTCAATAAAATTCTTTATCTGATCGTAAATTATTTTTTCATTATTATCAATAAAATAATCCCGCTTTAAGAACGGGATTACTTTTCTCATATACTCATCATCGTTTACCAGATTTTGTAGAATTACTGTCTCGATCTTTAAATTCATTAACTGCCTTTGTCAAAATATCATTCACAACCCCCGAAAGGGCTTCATTAAAATTATCAGATTGCGTATCTATTTCTTGTCCTTCGGGTTGTTTAAAAACGGTGAAGTCAAGCGCGATTGATCCGTCATTACTATCTTCCATCGAGAGGGAAGTAATTGCAATGGTTGTTCCGGCAAACTCACCTTCCAAAAGTTCGAAGCCCCATAAATCAGTTTTTTCATTTTCAATAGACCATGGTTTATACTTGACTGGCATTATCAAATTCCTCATCTATATCTACGTCGTTAAAACTAGTACCTAACATATTGGATCCTGCAATACGATAGCTGTCCTCAATATATTTTCTAAATGACTCAGATGAAATTATTGGAATCCAAAACTCTTTAGTATAGGTATCTTTAAGTCTAAACTTTTTATCCGATACTTCGCCTGTATCTTTATTTACTGTTGAATACCAACCATTAGATGGTTTAATAACAAAACCACCTGCAAGAGCTACATCTAATAGACCAGACCATTTGCTAATACCGCCTTCAAATGTAACTTCGACCGGAATCTTAGATTTTTCGCGAACAAATCTAGACTTCTCAACATTAACAATAAAGTTATATCCAACAACTTCAGTGCCTTCTTTTTCTTGTTGGCGACCAATAATAAAGATGTTATCTGCAGAATAATATAATCCAGTACCACCGGAAACAATTTGTTTAGGGAACAAACCAATTTCAGAATAAGTATGGTTAACAACAACCATTGGAATATCTTTAATTGTTAAGTGAGGTGTTACCATTCTAAACAATGACTTCATCTGTTTAGCACGAGTCATATCTGCAACAGACTTGCCTTCAAGTGCGTCATCAACTTCTTTCTTAGAAGCAAGATTACCTACAGAGTCAATAATGATAATAATATGATCGCCTCGTTCTACACTATTAACTTGTGACATTATATCAAATTTTAATTGTTCAATGTCTGTAATAGGAGTATGCAGAATGCGCCCAGTATCAATTCCAAAATTATCAAAGTATGCTTGCGGTGAACCGAACTCTGAATCATAGAATAAAATAACAGCATCCTCATACTTATCAGTATAAGCTTTAGCAAGCAACAAGGAGAATGCTGTTTTAAAATGTTTAGATGGACCTGCAAATACTGTAAGTCCCGGAGTAAATCCACCTTCAAGACTTCCTGATAGCGCAACATTCATCATAGGAACCGAAGTCTGAATCATATCCTTCTTTGCGAAGAACTTAGACTTATTTAAAATTTCGGATTCTTTAATTGTTGAATTCTTTTTTAATTTTTCAAGTAACGACATAATAACTCCTTAAGTAATATCAATATTATAATATAATTCTGGCAAAAAGTCAATAGTTAATTACACCAACTTTGTTTTGCATCTCCGAAATACTCTCGAGCAAATCCATTCTTAATTAATTCTGCTCTTAGACTTACCCCATTTAAAATCATGTCGCCCAAAACACGACCACCAAACTTATCCCAACCATACAACATCACTTGATGTTTTTGAGTAGAATTTATAGCATTTTTAGTAAAAACACTAGCAGCTTCTCCGCGTTGTTTTTCCGACTCACATTGTGCTCTAAAACTCTTTTCAGGTGTATCCACGCCAAATACTCGAACAGCAATTTCAGGTTTTAACGGTGGTGGCAAATAAGGGGCGGCAATAACTACAGTATCTCCGTCAGTCACTCTTATAATTTTAGCATCATATAATACGCCCTGAGGAGTTTTTTGTGCATAAGTTAAAGATGCACAAAATAGAAGTGCGAATGTTAATAATATTTTTTTCATGCGAATAATCCTTCCAGTGTTGCTTGTGGTTTTGCAGACCAACCGACACCATTTAAAATTGTTGTTAGTGGTTCAAGAAATGACTTCTCAAACATTATGTCATAATCTACGTACTGCTTCAAATTGAACTCTTCGGGAATAACATTAATAAAGGCAATACAATTTTCCTTAATTAAGTTTGGTTCTTTTAAGTAAATGAATTTAATCTTATCGCCTTCATTTATAAGTTCATACTTTTTATCGATTTGTTTTTCTTTTAGATAGAAGTTATACAATAGCGCACCTCTGACGTGCATTGGTGTGCCTTGTTTATAAATGCTACCTTTGTCTGTATATTTATTAACTCCATTTACGCCTCTAGGAAAGGCAATTAATTCTGGAGTCATTTTACGATACTTAGATTCAAACTCTCTGATATAATCTTGTAGTTGTGATTCTGTTCCAATCAATGCTAATTTAACTGCTGCCTTCAAAGCATCTCTTACAGGTTCCGGTGTAGATGATCTAACAATCTCCAATCCCATAACTTTTAGCTTCGGCTCTTTATATTGAACGCCCTCATTGTTATATACATTCAAAGCATATCGTTTTTTCGCAACCCAAATGCCTCGATCTGCAATAACCTCACGCTTGAAATAAATCTTTGTTTCAAACGCATTAGTATAATCTGCAAGACCATCACACGCTTTGTTAATTGCCTTTTCAATTTTATCATTACAAATCTTATCTAGAATCTCTACGATCTTTTCTTTTGGTTGGTCTTTATAGAACTTTTGAACCAATGGATCAAGTGTAATATAACAAGCATCTGTATCTGAATAGAATGAGTAGATCTGATCTGTTGTTCCGCATACTTTATTTAAGTATTCATCCAATGCTGCGCCAACTGTCTGAATAATATACTGACCGGTCATTGTAATACCTTCAGCAATATTAGAATCATAGAATCGGAAAAATTCATTACCCCATGCACCAAACAATGAATTCAATTGAATCTTACGAGCCATCTGAAAGTTATTATACTTTGCTATTTCTTTTTGCCACTTCTTATCCTTTGTTTCTTCATATTTAGATTGAGCGGTCAACATCAACTTCTTATATTTTTGTCGATCGTCAAATAACTTTTGAACAATCTCAGGAAACAACCCTTGCTTTTCTCTTGTGTAGCAGAAGCCATTTGCAGACATACATAAGTTCTTTTCTTTTAGATCATCTAAATTAGATTTGCGATTCAATAATTGCTCAACTGTAGTACTCTTTGTCTCGCGCTTAACCTGTGTTTCTGGAGATAAATTATACTGCATAATAATACTTGGATACAGACTTGTAGCATCAAATGATACTACCCAATCATATTGTCCAGGTTTTGGTTCTTGAACAAACGCTCCAACGATTGGTCTACTCGGCAAGCCTTCTCGCTGATGAACAACAATGTTCTTATTCCATAAGTGATTCCATAAGATGCAATCCCAAGTACGTACAGCTGAGAATACGTCTACATAATTACACTTAGCATCATATGCCATTGTAAGAATCAGTTCAATCAACTTCATCTTATCTTCAAGTTGATCAACAAGTTCTACGTCAATTACGTTATACTCAACAAACTTTTGCCAATCATTTTTATAGAAGTCTCTGAATGAAGTATATTCTGCATACGATAACTTCTCTTTACCTAATTCTACTTTAGCAATGTGATCCAACTTATATGATTCTTGTGCAGAATATGTAAACTTCTTATATAGATCAAGATAGTCTAGAATAGCAACCCCGAGAATATCGTATGTAAGTTCTGTACGATTCATACGGGTAAACTCTTTTGCCTTCACTACTCCCCACGGCGATAGTTTACGAACATACTCATCTCCAAGAATACGGGCAATACGAGAACACAAATATGGAATATCAAAAAACTCTAGATTCCACCCTGTTAAAATATGAGGGCAATTATCTTGAGTGTAGAGAACAAACTTCTGCAAAAGATCATACTCATCTCTACATTGAATGTAAGTATGATTGTCTTTAGTCACATTGAAATGCTTTGTTCCAAATGTAACAAGTTCTTTAGTGTTTGCATCTTGAATTGTAATTAATAACAATTCCTCTTTAGGATCACGTACATCTGGAAATCCAAGTTCTGCAGATGTCTCAATATCAAGAGACCAAATTTTAATTTGAGAAATATCAAACTCTACTTCGCCAGGAAACGTCTTTGTAATATATTGATATGCGTAATTTGTGTTACCGAAGATCGGGAAATTTTCTACTTCTTTATATCTTGTAACATAATCTTTGGCGTCATTAATATCTGCAAATTGAATTTCTTCAAGAAAATCTCCGTATAACGATTTATGCTGAGTTTGCTTTTGTGATTTTGTATATAGACTTGGCTTAAATTCGATTTTGTCCTGAACCGATTTGCCGTTATTTACGCCTCGAACTAGAATCCGATTGCCATACTGATTCACGTTAGTGTAGAACTTCATTAAAACCCTTTTTAGACATTATAAATATAATTGTATCATTATAATATGTATCTGTTATTCTGTCAATTAAAAAGATGACCAAATTATATAAAAAAGGATTAAAAATATGTTTTATTCTTCAGGTCTTAATATTACTCCTGGCGTATTAGTTTTACTCACAAACCCAAATTTGCCGGCCACTCAAAATACTTATACCACCCCAGGAACATATACTTGGATAGTTCCTCCTTATGTCACAGAAGTATGTGCTGTGGCTGTTGGCGGAGGAGGGGGCGGCCGAGGAAACAGTAGTAACAGCAATGGTGGCGGAGGAGGCGGCCTAGGTTGGAGGAATAGAATATCGGTATGGCCCGGACAAAGTTATACTGTTGAAGTAGGGGCCGCAGGAATTCGTTCAATTACCGACAGTGATGCAGGTGGCGGTGGTTCTAGTTATTTCATAGATGGTAGTACGGTTGCAGGATATGGCGGCGCAGGTGGAACTTCCGGAGTAGGG